TTACAGGAAAACAAACAACTCGCAAAAGAAAACAAAGAGATTAAGAGTCTCTTGGTAAAACTTTCAGGCAAATTGGAAGAAGTGAATCTTTCAAATGCTAAACTAATTTATACGAATCAGGTTCTTAATGGTGCCTCCTTGAATGAGCGACAAAAACAACGTATTGTCGAATCTATTAAAAGTGCCGATTCAGTCGAAGCAGCGAAGTCTATTTTTGAGACACTTCAAAGCGCAGTGGGGTCATCTCTTGGTTCAAGAAATGATTCGCAATCACTAAGCGAAGCAATCTCTAGGGGTAGTGCTACGACGTTGAGACAAAAGAAAAAACAAACAAAGCAAGATCCTCATATGCAACGTATGAAGAAACTTGCAGGCATTTAATTCATTTAAGGAGGAAAAAACAATGTCTATTTTAGAAAAATTGACTGAAGGGATCGTTAGTCGAGACCTCAGTCGGGAGAATCATGCTCTTCTCGATAAGTGGGAAAAGACTGGTCTCTTAGAAGGATTGGAGGACGAGGGCAAGCGCAATAGCATGGCGGTTCTTCTCGAAAACCAAGCAAAAGAGCTTCTTCGAGAAGCATCAACCATGGCAGGTGCCACCGGCGGAAACGTCGAAGGTTTTGCTGCTGTAGCATTTCCAATTGTTCGTCGCGTTTTCGCGGGGTTAATTGCTAATGACTTAGTGTCGGTTCAGCCGATGAGTTTGCCTAGCGGACTTATCTTCTTCCTGGACTTCACTTTGGGCATGACTGATGGCACGACCACTAGGTTGGGTCAAGATCTCGATGACTCACTTTACGGTGGTGGCGTAGTTGCGTCTCAACTCACCGGAGGTGTTTCGTTGACAGGCGATAATGTCAGCAAGTCGTTCTATAACCTTAACAACGGGTATTCGTCTCCAACGGGGTCTGTTACGGGCATCGCCCTCACTGATCTTACGTCGGGATCTGCTGGCGATCAGGGAGTAATTGATGGTCTCATCAACTATGATCCGGATATTGCTTCTGGTACTTCGGTTTATGTTGGTTCGCTCGCACTTGATGATCTGACACAATTGAATCGTGAAGATTTGATTTCGGTGACCATTGGGGCCGGATCTATTCCGCTTGGACGACAAGCGCGACGTTTGACTGTTCTGAGCGGTACTGCTGGGACTGACATTTTGGTCGTTATTGCTGCTAGTGGTTCGGAAACCCCGGACGACTTAAATACAATCGGCGCTACTGTTGATGTCACGTATGTCGAGACTGACAACTTCCGAACTGGCGGAGCAATTGGTTCCGTTGAGGGTGTTGATAACTGGGGATTGGAAAATAATCCAAACATTCCAGAAATCGACATCAAGGTTGACAGTGTTGCTGTGACTGCAAACACCAAGAAGTTGAAAGCAAAGTGGACTCCCGAATTGGGACAAGACTTGAATGCTTATCATAATCTTGATGCAGAGGTCGAGTTGACTAGTATCCTGTCTGAGCAAATTGCTCTTGAAATTGACCAAGAAATCTTGGAAGATTTGGTAAAGGGTGCGAAGGCTGGTCAATACTACTGGAGTCGCCGTCCTGGTCGATTCTTGGTCCGAGATACCGGCGCCGCAATTAGCACTGATGCTAACGAAGCGTTGCTTGGTGGAGACTTTACTGGTAATGTGTCGGAGTGGTACGAGACTCTTCTCGAAACCATTAATGACGTATCTGCTCAGATTCATCGTAAGACGCTTCGAGGCGGAGCAAACTTTTTGGTTTGTGGTCCAGAAGTATCTAACATTCTTGAATTCACTGCTGGGTTTAAAGCTCGCGTGACTCACGATGATGATAAGGGCAATGCTGGTGCGGTCAATGTTGGTAATATTTCTAAGAAGTGGGATGTCTTTGTTGACCCCTATTTCCCGCGAAATGTTATTTTGGTTGGACGTAAGGGATCTTCTTTCTTGGAAAGCGGATATGTTTACGCGCCTTATGTGCCACTCCAAACGACCCCCACGATCTTCGGCATTGAAGATTTCGTGCCCCGCAGGGGTGTCATGACGCGATATGCCAAGAAAATGGTGCGTCCTGATATGTACGGGTTGGTTATCGTCGAAGACTTGCTGGGTTAATCCTTTCTAGTCTAAAAAATAACTGAAAGAAAAGAGTCTTCATAATGTTTATGGAGGCTCTTTCTTTTTTTGAAAAACTAATTATCTTGTATACTATATAAAGCGGAGGAAATAATGTGGCAGTTCCTGTCTTATCGCCGAGTTCAAATTCTAGTTTAGTTGTCTTACCGCCAACGGGATCTAAGTCTCTGGTTACGGGGTCGTTGCCATTTGGCGTATATACTGGCGCAGATTTTATTTCAGGCGCCGTAGACCAAGTATCATATGTTTACCGTAAACTTGGCGGCGAAGTATTAGATATAGAGTTGACTGCAAATCAAGTTTATGCTGCCTATGAAGAAGCAGTTCTTGAGTATTCGTACATCGTCAACGTACATCAAACAAAGAATTCTCTGTCGGATCTCTTGGGGAATCCTACTGGAACTTTTGATAGTGATGGGGAATTACAGTCGGGTAATCTCACCACTTCATTGAGTGGCACCGGCGCCGAATTGCGATATCCTAAATTTAACTTCTCTTACGAAAAGAGAGTTGCTATGGGGATTTCTGAGAAAGCAGGGGTGGGAGGAGATAACCGCTTCTATACTGCCTCTTTCGATGTGACAAAGGATGTGCAAGATTACGATTTGCAGGCGATTGTATCTGCTAGTAGTGATGCGGTTTTTGACTTCGATAAAGACAAGAAAGTTAATATTACGAAAGTGTGGTATAAGTCCCCACGTGTCATGTGGAGGTTCTATGGTTATTATGGTGGAATAAACGCCGTAGGTAATATGTCAACTTACGGACAGTACGCAGATGACAGCACTTGGCAAGTTGTCCCAGTTTGGCAAAATAAACTTCAAGCAATGGCGTATGAAGACGCCATGTATACAAGAATTTCACACTACTCTTTCGATATAAGAGATAACAGGTTGCGCCTATTTCCGACCCCTTCTGGTGTCGATTTCAGCAAAGTTTGGTTTGAGTTTACAGTAGACGAAGATCCTCTCCTAGATAAGGCAGGGATGGATACCGGCGCCAAGGGCGTAAACAATATGAATACTGCCCCTTTTGCAAATATTCCTTATAATAATATAAATTCTATCGGGAAGCAATGGATCAGGAGGTTTGCCCTTTCTGTCTGTAAGGAGATGTTGGGGGTGATCCGCAGCAAGTTCGCCACAATCCCAATACCGGGCGAATCCGTCACTTTAGATGGTCCCGCATTGATAGCATCCTCTAAGGAGGAGCAAACCGCGCTGAGGGATGAGTTGAAGACGGTGCTAGATGAATTGACCTATGCAAAACTTGCGGAGAAGGATTCTGCAATTGCGGGCAACACAGAAACGCTATTGTCAAAAATACCTCTTGCTATATATCCAGGATAAGGGGGAGAGGTAGATGGCAGACGAGAACATAACTTGGACACAACCAACGAATCCGCCGCCTCCCCTCTTTATGGGAGGCAAAGAGCGTGATTTTGTAAAGCAGGTTAACGACGAACTTATTGAGCGCGTGATAGGGCAAACGATTTTGTACTATCCAGTAAGTCTCAAGCATACCAACTATCACTCTCTCTACGGCGAGGCGATTCACAAGAGTTTTTTGTCTCCTGTAAAAGTCAATGCCCTTATTTCGTGGGAAGGTCAAACGACCAAGACTACAAACTATGGAATTGATAGGCGCTCGTCTTTGACCATTCATTTTCACAAGAGAAGGTTAACAGAGGATCAAGATTTGCAGGTTCAAGAGGGGGATTTTATATTATATGGAAGGTTATTTTATGAGATTGTTTCACTAAACGAACCACAACCACTGTTCGGGCAAATAGACCATCAAATGGAAATCGCTGCCAAATGTATTCGTGCTCGCGATGGAGTTTTCGAAGAAGCGCCTCTACCAGAAGTGTCAATCACTAAATATCAATTAGCGCAGGATCGTGTAGAGAACGTGTGTGTTCTCACTATTCCGGACGATTGTAAAATTTGCGTTCCAAAACTTTCCGCTGCTGATGTAGATTCTTTAGACTATAGGACGTTGGAGGAGTTCACGTCAGATCCGTGTAAGTATGAGGGATATCAGTTTTACCTAACTGATGCGGGACCATCCCCGGTTGGTGCTTTTACCATCTCGAACAAGTGGTATTTCAATGAAAAGTGTGTTTGGTATCCAAGTCCATTTTTTAGTACGCCTTAAGGAGGAGGAAGGAAATGGCAGATAAAGAAACTATCATTAATTTGCAACCATCGAATTTAGAAAACATTGATTTGGCAATGTTTAACTGGATTAATGAAAAATTAAATATTTTTTCGAATTCGAATAGGGGGTGGGAAAAGGTACCAGTTCTTTGGACCTCTGCCGAGCGTGCATTTCAATCTAAGAGGGATAAGAGTTTGCGCGATAAGGAGGGCGCCCTTATACTTCCACTCATAACCGTGGAAAGAATTTCAGTGGAAAAAGATTTGTCCTTCAAGGGATCACTTCAGTCCAATATTTTTCCCATCAATGACGCGAAAGGGGGTTCGGTTGATTTGGATCGCGTCATCAATCAGACTAAGACAAAGAATTTTCAAAACGCGGACGCAAAAAGAAATTATGGTCAGATAAATTTCAAAGTCGCAAAAAAGAATAATAGAGTTGTTTACACTTATCGCTCTATTCCGATGCCTGTATATGTGACAGTGATGTATAAGATTATGTTGCGCGCCGAATATCAACAACAGATAAATGAGTTGTCTCAACCTTTCATGGTTGCAACCGGAGGCATTAACGCCTTTATAATGAGGGAAGCGGGACATCGGTATGAAGGATTTATGCAGAAATCATATGGTCAAGATGATAGTGTGGCGAACATGGAAGAAGAAGAGCGCATGTATCAAACGTCTGTTGAGATAAAAGTTTTAGGGTATCTTATAGGCGGAGCAGATAATCAGAAAACGCCACAGATTGTTGAAAGGGAAAATGCCGTTGAAGTGAAACTCCCCAGAGAGCGCGTTATTGTTGGGGACACGCCCCCATGGGCAAACGGAAAGTATCTTCCCCTCTAAAATTCTCTATAGAATAAAACAGCATTTGCAATTTTTTAAAACTATTTACAAGAAGGAAAAACTAAGTTACGATTTAAGATAATTAGGATTTTAATAAGGAGAGCACCGCACTATGTCAGTTAATAAATTTAAGTTTGTGTCCCCTGGAGTATTCGTCTCGGAGATAGACAATTCACAATTGCCCGCGCTCCCCAGAGGGGTGGGACCAGTAATTATAGGGAGATCCATCAAGGGTCCTTCCATGCGTCCGGTTCAAATAGACTCCTTTTCTGAATTTGTTGAGACTTTCGGAGACCCTATTTATGGCGGCGGGGCATCAGACGTATGGCGTGTGGGACCGAATGTTTCAGCGCCATCTTATGCCACTTATGCAGCACAAGCTTATTTGAGAAACCAGAGTCCTCTAGTTTTCGTGAGATTGGCAGGCATCCAGGATTCAGAAGCTTCGACCAAGGCAGGCAAAGCAGGTTGGGAAGTATCCGGATTCAATCAAACCGCAGCAACTATGGCAGCAGGTCTCGGAGGCGGCGCATTTGGGTTGTTTCTGGGGAATAGTGGATCAACTGGGCATTTTACTGGCACTCTTGCTGCAATCTTCTACGCTAGAACTGGTTCAGTCAGTCTAACAGGATCACTCCTAGATGGCACGACCGCCGAAGGAACGTGCGGGTTGTTTACATCTTCCGTAAAAGACCAATTTACCGCAGTCGTCAAGGACGGCGACGGCGTTGTGTCCGACAAAGTAGTTTTTAATTTTGATGAAAATAGCAAACTGTTTATTAGAAATGTTTTCAACACTAACCCGGCGCTCTGCAACAATGATACAAAGGTCAACGTAGCAGGTACCTCGAAGACATACTTTCTTGGGGAATCTTTCGAGAGGAGCGTGACGGATCTTTCTGGCGCCACTTCTGACGGGATCGGAGGGCAGGCAATCATATTGGGACTCCAATCTGGCAGTGTGGATCAGCATATCCAACATACGCAACTTCAAGATTCTTTTACGGGATGGTTTTTCTCTCAGGACTTGGGGGATTCATCTGCATATGATGCCCTGAATATGCCAAAACTTTTTAGGTTTGTTGGTCTAGGTGGCGGAGAGTGGCAGCAGAATAATTTGAAGATTTCTATTACCAGCATCACTCCGTCAAACAACGTTGCCAATCCCTTTGGTTATTTTACCGTGGAGGTACGACAACTTGGAGATAGTGACAATAACAGAAAGCCAGTAGAAACTTTTAGTGACGTGAACTTGAATCCAAATTCGCCCAATTATATTGCGCGCCGAATAGGAGATTCATATACAGAGTGGGACGATGGAGATAAGAGATATCTCAGTTATGGGGATTATGTTAATCAGTCTCGATATATTCGGGTTGAAGTGGACTCGTCTGTGCGTGATGCTACCATGGATTCTAAACTTTTGCCATTTGGAGTATATGGTCCAACTAGGTGGAAGGGATTTACTGCTATTTCAGGCGGCGCTGGACCAGGAACGTTATCATCCACGGACGGCGTTGATTCGGGTGTGGCATACGTGATAGGAAATGACGAAGTGCCAGATAGTTTGTCTACCGCTGGAACATTTATGAACGTTGGCGCTAGCGATGTGACTGCATCGTTTGAGTTCCCAAGTGTTCCTACTAGGTTGCTTAGTAACGAAGGCATTATCACAAATCAAAAAGAAGCTTTCTTTGGCGCAACTGCCAACAAGAAATCTAGCAATCGAATTGAACCTAGCGTGAGAGACATGCTTCGAAGGAAGCCTCTAAATACAGGCGTCTTTTCAACCATTCCAGATTCACTAGAATATGCTTGGGTATTTTCTCTCGATGACTTGACAACTGGATCGACCTCTAATGGTGCAAATGCTGCATGGGTACCTGGTTCGCGCAGGACAGGTGATTCTTTCACCGCCTCTGGTTCATATCAGAGTGTGTTGACTACCTATGGATTCAACAGTTTCACCACTGTCATGAGTGAGGGGTTTGAGGGTATAAATATTCTGGAGAAAGAACCTTTCCGAAACTCCGCCATGAACGGCGTTGATGTGATTAGTAGTTACGAATATGCAACTCTAGACCGCGCCATTGATGCGGTAGCAGATGCTGATGTGGTGGAATGCAATATGATGAGCATTCCGGGTCTAACGAATACGAACCTTACGAGCAAATTGCTTGATGTGTGCGAAGCACGCGCCGATTCACTGGCGGTCATCGATTTGCCGGGTGAGTATACTCCACCAGGCGAGGATGCATCAGAGAGCGCTACAGGGCGCCTAGG